ATGCACTTGGTCAGTTGTTGGACGAGCACATTGACTGGGGTGAGCCTGGTAAAGATGGTCAGCCACGTTACAGCAAAGAAGAATTAAAACAGATTCGTGATGAGATCCGTGAAGCCACTATTCAAGCCGCTCAGGCGGCGGGTGCGGGAAATACTCCTGCAAACGTTCAACGTATGATCAAAGAGTTGACTGAGCCTAAAATGAACTGGCGTGATATTTTGCGTCAGCAAATTCAAAGCACTATCAAGAACGACTATTCGTTTATGCGTCCTAACCGCAAGGGTTGGCACATGAGTGCCATATTGCCTGGTACACAATTTCAAGAAACAATTGATATTTGTGTAGCCATTGACATGTCAGGTTCCATTGGTGACGAACAAGCTAAAGATTTCTTGTCTGAAATCAAAGGCATCATGGAAGAATACAAAGACTTTAAAATCAAAGTTTGGTGTTTTGATACCAAAGTGTATAATGAAGCTGACTTTGACGGTTACAACATTGACGAGTTTGATAGTTACCAGCCCATGGGTGGTGGCGGTACTGAGTTTGATGCCAACTGGGACTACATGAAAACCAACGACATTCAACCTAAAAAGTTTATCATGTTCACAGACGGTTATCCCTGGGGCAGTTGGGGAGACGAAAACTACTGTGAGACAGTGTTCATTATTCATGGAAATAACACAATTGTTCCTCCATTCGGCGAGTACGCATATTACGAGCTTGAAGAGGAATCAGTGTAATGGCGTTGAAAAATGGCAAGGCCAACCCGTTGGATTATTTCGATTTGCGTAGAGTTGAGTTTGCCTGCCCACACTTTAAATACACTTCCATAGACAAATACAATCCCACTCTGGTTAAATCATTAGATTTGTGGATTCGTAAAAATTTAAATAACAGGTACTACATAGGACAAAGTATCATGTTGGATAATTCCAACACAATTGTGTATAATACACGCATTGGTTTTGAGAGTGAAAAAGAACTGAGTTTTTTCACAATTGCCTGTACACTTTTGCAGGCGAGATAATTAATTGTGTACTTTCACAATAAGGAGATTCTAATGTCTGATGTACAAAATCAACAACCAGCAGCTGACGCTGCACAAAATAACGATCTTACCATCAATGACTTAAATGCTATGAAGGTTATTATCGATATTGCTAGTTCGCGTGGTGCATTCAAACCAAACGAAATGGTAGCCGTGGGTCAAACATATACCAAGCTAACAACATTTTTAGACACAGTTTCAGCACAACAAGCACAACAACCTGCACCGCAAGCTAATACGCAATCTGTAGCAAACGCTGTAGTAGGAGCCTAATATTATGGCCCAAGAACTAAAACACATAGGTCGTGTTATTGCCACAAACAAAAAATGTATTGTGGCATACCGTACCTTGCCAGGTGATGCATACAGTTGTCTGATTGTTCCCACAGAAAATTTGCCTGATATTTACCACGATGCTATTATTAATTTGGTAGAGAGTAGTGCAGGTCAAGAGTCTTACGAGTTTGCCGAAGCACTGGATCGTACACAATTTCCAGACGGTAGTCGTATGTTGCCAGCATTGCACGGAAGTGGTCGGTTGATCAAAGCACCAACAAATGCTATCGAAATGACTCCTACTCCAGGTGTCAGTATTCAGTTATCCGAACTCAATCAAATCATTGCAGAGCAACGCGGTATTGCAGTAGACGAGTTGTCTTTGAAGCCAAACGGACCAAACGAAAAAGCCAAAGTTGAAAAGGCCACAGCAACCGTTGAAGCTGTTGACGCAATTATGCCAGTAGCATCAGTTGCATCTACTCCCGAAGAACAAGCCAAAGAATATCGTAGCAAAGCAGATAAGTTGGCAAAGGAAGCTGCGCAGTTTAGACGTCTTGCTGAGGACTTAGTCCCGACCAAAAAACCTGTAAAGTGACAAAGTCTGGGAAAATTCTTCCCAAGGATGTCATAGAGCATTGGCCAGAAGTATTCGGAGACGTTGAATTAAACGTGTTACCTGTTAGGTATCTACATACCGTTTTGGTTAATTTTAAAGATGGTAAAACTTGGGAAATCAAAGTAACCGCTAAAGCGAAACGTGAAGGATGGGGTGTCTTTGAACAGAACCTTAGTGAATTGTGCAAAACTTACGAAGACACCATAGATAATATTGATTTCAAATTAGATACTGAACGTGTAAAAAAAGACATAGAACGTAGTACTCAGAAATTTTTAAAAAAGAGGAAATTATAAATAATGAATGTTCAGCTGTTATCCTATTCACAACCAACCGCAGAATTTGCAAATCTTGGAATCACAGATGCGCAGGAACTCATTGCGTATTGCGCCCGTGTGTCCAATCCAAGCAACCAACTTAACACTGAAACATCAGACAAGCTCATCCGATACTTGGTCAAACATGCCCACTGGAGCCCACTCGAAATGGTCAGTGCCTGCATTGAAATCACCACCACCAGAGATATTGCCCGTCAAATCTTGCGACACAGAAGCTTTAGTTTCCAAGAGTTCAGTCAACGCTATGCTGACCCAACGAAAGATCTCAATTTTGTTACAAGAGAAGCTAGGCTCCAAGACCCCAAGAACAGACAGAACAGCGTGGACGTGGAAGATCAACTGCTACAAAATGAATGGTACCGAGCTCAACAACGAGTCATCTATGCTGCTAAACGAGAGTACGAATGGGCTATCAAGAATGGCATAGCAAAAGAACAAGCCCGTGCTGTGTTGCCCGAAGGCCTTATTGAAAGTAGAATTTACATGAATGGTACACTACGCAGTTGGATTCACTTTATTGAATTGCGCAGTGCTAACGGCACACAAAAAGAGCATCAAGAAGTAGCAATAGCCTGTGCCCGAGTTATTGCAGAGATCTTTCCTTTAACTAAAGATCTTATTTAAAAGTCTCAGGTGGAAACTGTTTAATGTGTGCATTGAACTGGTGTTCTAACCAATCGTAATCGTTTATCTTAGCCAATGCTACGGAATCATCTTTGTAGGTGGTTCCGTACCAATGTCCCGCACTCGCACCACCCTTTGAATATTCACCAAACGGTTCATTTTCTCCAAAGTTTATCCATGCATGTAATCGTTGTTCCGATTGCAAATTATCCTGTCCTGGAATTATTCGACTGGTCAACTTGACACATTCTCTGAATGCACTTCGCCATGTGCTGAGTGGATCAGTATTAAATGCTGTAATATTGCTGGTATCTGGCATTATTTTAAATCGTGAGCTGATACTGGTAGTCATATCAACACTGTCAAGTGGCATAGTACGAGTTAGTTCTGTTGGCAACAGTTTAACTCCACCAAAACCATACTCTAATCCGTTTACTGGATTGATACTTCTCCAAACATGCACAATATCTTCTTCGCTAGGATCTAGTTTTGTATCAAATTTAAAACTTGGTAACAATTTGGCATCGGCATCGACCACATAAAACATTTTAGAAAACACTCGACTAGCAGCTTCTTTGTGAGCATTATGAATGCCTTTAATACCTCTTACCCAATGTGTTCTATGATAAGGAAATTTCATAACAATATCGTCAATATAACGACTCGAAGAAACTTCTTCCTTATAGGTAATATAAATTATATCGTACATTATCGTTTCCTAATTATTCGAGGACTATTATTAAAAACAGTTTTAAAAAACTTACTGCCAGTTGCATCAACATTGGTAATTTCTAATCCGCATTCATGTTTGAGTGTTTCACCTAATCCCATAATTTCGTACGGTAACATGGTGTCTGTAATCTTGCTGTATGTTTCTTCCCACTCTGTTGTTAGCCACTCAAAATCTCGCACATTGGTATAATCCCAGTCTGTGCAATTGGTAAGATATGCGCCTTGTCTGGCTCCATACATGCTCCACAATCCGTTATCCACATCAGCACCAATATTGCACCAAATCAACAATCGATGATAATTTTGCCACCATATTGTTTTAAGGTCTTTTACTTTGGCACCTTGGTCCAATGACATTTTTACACCTTCTCGAAACCCAGCTCGCCAGGCTTGGAAAGCACTGGCATTGGTGTAACTATTACTGTAGTTGTCGTTGAATTGATAGTACCGGTCATCGAAACAAAATTCAACCAGGCCCTTGGTGTCATCGGCATCTGAATTTTCGTGTGTTTTCATAGCGTTGACAAACCTGGGTGTCCACATTTTAAGGCCGCCGTTGCCGTAGCGCAAGCCGTTCACGTGAACGTGGCCGCACCAACTGAACACATGATCTTTGGTTACATTGATAGCTTCGAGATCAATTTCAACTTCTAAAAATGCTGGGTCTATAATGTTGTCGCCGTCTACTGTGACAAAGTATTCAGTTTCACATTTTGCAGCACAGGCTTTGTGTGCTGCATCACTGCCTTTGACTCCGTGTACACGTTTGGCCCAAGGCACCTTGGCTAGTAAATCTGCGTAATTTTTTTCAGCATTGGGTTCATCATAACTTAAAAATATGATGTCTTGTTCTATGACTTTTATTATTTTACTCAATTACAGTACTCCATAATTTTAATGAATAGTCCAAGGTTGCCAAGTTGGCTGTAACAGCAACATCTTGTATGCGTTCTTCGTATTTTGATTCAAATTTAACAGAGACTTTGTCCAAGGTAATGGTTTTAAAATCTATATCAATTGTTCTCAATAGAAAATTTGGATCTTGTCCCAGTGTTACAAAAAAGGACACGCTGGTGTTGGATAATTTGTTGTCGTAGTATTGTTGTCTCAAATTGTCAGATGCAACAAATATCCATTGACTATTGTATTGATCCCAATGTATCTCAATATCTGCTGAATCAGTTTCAGTGTCAATCCATGCTAGTAATCTGTTTTTAAAAGTATTTTCAATAATTACTTGATTAGACACCAATCCTTTTACAGGATTTCCTTCAGCATCTATAACAACACCCACATGATAATCAGCAAACTTATGTATCCCTGTTACCAATTTACTGTACTCATTAAATGTGATGTCTAACCAATGTTCAAATTGAGGCTGCAACTGATTGCTCACACTGATTAGTTTGTTGTCACTGTCGTCATAATACGCATAGTACTTGCTTTCAACTATTATGTCCGCTTGAGGTTTGATTTTTTTACTTCGCTTGGCCACTGGTCAGTTCCTCCAATCGATTGATAATTTTATCAGATAAAAAATCATTTTCTACATAATGAAATATTTTTTGCTGTTGTATGTTACCAACTGTTAAGTCACCATTGAAATTGTAAAGAACAGAATCTTGCCAACTGGTGTTTGCAATATTCCACCCTTGCAATGATGTTTTCATATGCACAAATTTCAACGGGCAATTGTTGTCTAAAAATTCTTCTTGAGCACACATCACTTCAATAGCAATAGCTGTGGCCAAATCCATGCTTAACCAGTCTTGATAATTTTCAGGTGCAAAATTGGTCCAAAACCATTCCCAGTTGTTGATTACAAATTCCAACACTTTAAAAAATTCCAACGACCGTGCAGATTTTTTAAAGTAGTGTAATGCAAAATATGGGTTGGTGAGATTGTTAGACGCAAATGCTTTTCTATGGGCAGTGTCTGTTACATGTTGTAATTTGTAATTTGTTATGCTGTTACAAAATCTAATGTCGTAATTACCACAATATTTCCACCATGTGGAAATATCTTCTAATACCAGCATGTCTGAGTCCAACACTATTGTTTCATGGTAGGGACTTGCATGATAAAGTTTCCAGCGATTTTCTGCTCTGAACTTAGAATTGTTACTTTGATCGCCAAACGGTATAGGAAGTACTTGATCAAACGCACTTAGATATTTGTTGGGTACAGGACTGTCAGTTACTAGAGAAACACCAGTGACTTCTTGTTGTGTTAATTTGATACTCAGTGCCAATGCATATGCTTGCTGAACATAGTCAACATCTGCAGTATTCTGCGCAAAAACCAAAAATCCTTTAGACACCTGAACCTCCATCTATGTAACGAGCAAGGCTTATTTTATTCATCACATGCACATCCAATCCACTGGTTTTGGCCAGAGTATATTCGCCTGGATACTTTTCTTTCTCCAACAGGAATTTCATCTTGTTTCGATCTGTACTGACCAATAAATCTCGATCCTTGACATACACCATGGTGCCTGGTAATTCTAAAGAAAACATGCCTTCTGCTGATTTGTTCATCATGTGAATTGCAATACTGAATGCAAAATCATTCCTGAACAATGTTGTGTCGATGTTGTACAACATCCTAAAATACTTCCAATTGGATTTTATATAACCAACCAAATCAAAGAATGCCTGTGTGGTGGGATTCTTTTGAAACACAAATGCTGTGGCCCAATAAAATTTAATGCTGTGAGGATTGATGCGATCAAACTCTGAAGAATTCCTCCATCCAGCAAGGTCTATGCTGTTGGAATAAATTTGTAAATCTGCATCTCTAGAAAATGCTGATTTTAGTTGGCCGCTGTTGATAATGTAATCACTGTCTATTACCAGTGTAGTGTAGTATGGTGTGAGATCATAAATTTTACTTCTTGTGTGATTGCGCCATTCTACTTTTTTGCTGGCCAAGGCTCCATCGTAAAATACTCTGTGCTGAGAAACATCACTGAAATCCACATCTATTACTTGATCAAACGGATGATCCGGATAACCTTCTTCTAACCACGATCTACTATCCGTAATCAAACTCACAGGCAGACCCAGATGGTGTTGCGCTTGTTTGGCGGCAAAAACAGCTAATTTTATGTAATCAACTTGTCTGTTGTTTTGCGCAAAAATTACAATGCCCTGACTCATAGTTCAACAATATCTGCAATTTTTCTTTTGATTCTAATGTCGTTATACTTGTTGGCATACTGTGTTGTGGCTTCCATGTATAGGTTAACAATGCTGTCTAGAAAAGTTTCTAAATTATCAATCAGCACAGGAAAATTATTTCCATCAACCAGTACCACATCAGTGGTGTGACCCAAATCAACCAATGTTTTTACAAAACTAACAAATTCAGGGCCAACTTTAAAAGTTGCACCGTTGTCATAATGAACCAACTGTTGATTGTATTCTTCTAAAATGATACGTTTTTGGCCTGCCAATGTGCTCATGTAATTGGCTACTGCAAATGCCTTTTCAATTCTTTCATCCATAGATAACTCCGTAGTGTTTATAATACACTACTTTAATTATCTTGTCAAGAGTTGGGATAAATTATTTGTGGCTGTTAGAACACTGTGCCACGTATCCAAGATGTGGCAATGTACTTGGTGCCTTGGATAACAGACATGCCGCCGTGTAATGTCAGGTGATTGATATCTTTGGAATAATTGTACTCAAAGAACAATGCAGATCCCTTTCGAGGACGAACAGTGATTTTTAATGAAGGAAACTGAGTGGCACCTCCAAGAAAAGTATCGTTCAAATAAAAAATAACAGTGCCAATCCTGTCATTGTTTGTGGTAATTATTTCAGGCGGAAAGTTAAAAAAATCGTGATGCGGTTTATAAAACTCATCAGTTTCATATCTTAATATCTGCGGAGGCTCAATGTGTGCCACTGGATGATTTGATAACTCAGCAGCTTTTTCCGTGATGTATTTGAACTTGCCAGCATGGTCAAAGTGATTGCTGCTGGTGCGCCATTCTGTGAGCGTTGCCTGTTTTGACGTCACATCAAAACCCAGAGATTTTTGAAAATTATCAGAATTTTCAATCACATAATCGCACTCCTTTTCAGTGAGTGCGTTGTGATAATAAACTACTCTGGGTGTTTCATTTAACAAGTCAAAGGACATCAGGGATCTTGGCCAGGAACAGTATACGAAGACTGAACGTATGCTAGTCCATCCACTATGAACGTTCCAACGTGATAACCAGTTGTTGCTAGGAAGGGGTATGTAATTGATTGTGGATCTTGGTTGATAGTGCCAGTTGCTGTGGGGAGGTAGCTACCGTTCTGATACACGCCCATGGCCCAATTTCTGCCAATTGCACCAGACACGGTGCCGTAGAAAAAGAGTATTTGTCCTGGAACAAATGTAGGATTGCTGAAGCCGTACGCTGTGATTGCTGCTGGCGCTGCAGGAGCAGTGGCAGTGACACTGTACGTTCTTGAATTACCACTGCCTGCAAATACAAATGTCCAGCTGTAGGATCTAGCAGTTGGTACTACAACATTGCTGAACGTTCCGCTACCTGAACCGTCTAGTGAAGCAGATCCAGTTGCATCGCCGGACCATGTGAATCCGGTGTTTGGAGCACCGCCGGAGATAGTCATGCTAAATGGCACATTGACCACCACCGTTGACGGGCCACTTAACACTTCGTTGTAAACTACTGGCGGTGGAGCCGGAGCATTGACCACTATTGTTGCTGAAACTGTGCCAGACACACCAGTTATGTAAAATATACCATACGGGTTGATACTTGGATTGTATATCACTGAAATTGAGGTAAAGATTGTCTGAGGATTTGAAGTGATTGTGCCAGTGATAGTTGGGCCTTGTACTCCGTTGTTAATGGTAGTCATTCCATAACTTAATCCCACTGCATTGACTGCTTCTGCAACGAATGTGGCAACAGTGCCGTTGGCAACTGGACCTGCTGGGCTCCAGCCATACGTACCATAACTTGGAGAAGCGGCTATAGTAATACTGTAAGTTCTCACATTACCAGTGGCAGCAAACGTCACCGTGAAGCTGTATGAGCCAGCAGCTGCGCCAACACCAAAGGGTATATCTGCGGCTCCGGCTCCGTTCAAGGTGCCACTGCCACTTGTTCGGCCAGTCCATGAGTAGCCAGTGTTAGGTGCGCCGCCGGTGAGTGACACACTGAAATTTGCATAACCTACATTTACAACACTTGGTCCAGATACAGATTCATTGTAAACTGGTGACGTACTGGTATCCGATATACTAAACGCCACATAACCTATTTGATTTGAAAGTCCGCTATCTGAATAAACTCTAACTGCTCTGAATTCCGTGCCTTCTGTCAAATTGTCGGCTGTTACACCAACACCAAAAGATCCAGCATTACTGTTAATCACAAAGGATCCAGACGTTTGACCAAAGTCGTTTGCGTCTGCCTCAGGTGTTAAGCCTGTTACTGTGCTGGTTAATTGCCAATACAGAGAAGTTCCATTAGGCACGTTGGTGCTAGTGATTGATACTGATACTGTGCCGCCTTCATTTACTGAGCTGCTGCCAGTCACACTGTATGTGGGTGTGGGTGGTGGTGGCGCTGCTGGAGCATCAACGTAGACAGATGCAGTGATGTTTGCTGGTGAAAGAGAACTTATAAGGAAGGTTCCATAAACGTAGTTCTGGCTTAGACTATACACTGCTGTAACTGTACGTGAAACTGTCTGCGGATTTGTTGTAATTACTCCAGTTATTGTTGTATTTACGCCATTATTAAGTATGCCAATGCCCCAAACGTCTCCAACTGCATTGTTGGCCACAGCACTGAATGTTACACTTGTGCCGTTAGCAACTGGGCCTACTGGACTCCAGCTGGCGGTGCCGTAACTTGGCGGTGTTACAACTGGAGGAACATACAATGTTATAGTGGGGCCGTTTATTGCTGGTGGGAATGTGCCACTGCCACCACCTCCAAAAGCAGTTATATAAGGAGCCTGGGATTCAAAAAAAGTAAATGTACTAGTAATTGTTTGTGTTCCGCTTCCAGGATAAGGTCCAGTGTTTTGTAATACTGTTGAAACTGCGTTGTTAAAAACAGTCATAGCATAAGCTGGATTTCCCGTGGCTGGAACATTGTATGTTGTAGCAGATAAAGTTATCAGTTGTCCGTTAGTAGCTGGATTTGGACTGGCTGTGAATGGTCCGTAACTTGGTTGTGCTGGAGCTGCTGTGGCTGTTACACTAACAGTTCTAGTATTGCCCGAACCTGCAAAGGAGAAAGTGTAAGTGAATGTGCCAGATGTGATGTTGTTGGGGTGTGTAAGGCCGCTCAAAGTGGCAGAACCGGAACTATTTAATACACCACTGCCTCCAGAGACTCCGCCAGTTACACTATAACTGTAATTGGTGTTGGGTACTCCGCCACTTATTGTCATACTGAACGCAGCAGTTTGGCCAGCGCCACCAGTACCCTGTACTGATGCAGGAGCATTTACAACTTCGTTGTAAACTACTGGTGGTACCACCGGAGGAGGAATCACTACAGGTGGCACAGGAGG